ATTCTTTATGATCAATATACCCCTTATAGTTTACATACTTTAATGATTTTGCTTTATCATACAATTTAATAAATTGATCATCATTAACTTTTTTAAATGCATCTCCATATATCTGCGTACTTGAATAAATATCTAATTCAACTTTATCTGTTTTAATTTGTTCCATAGCCTTTAATAAAACATCTAATCCACGCCATGGAGTTGAAGTATAAATAAGCTTTAATTTTTCTTTAGGTTTAAATTCAGATTTTACTATTAAATCATCATCAAAACCATTTTTAATAACTAATGAGATATCTGTAGGTATATCAAACATTAATCTATATTTTTCATAGGTCCAATGTGAATTAAATACATACCAGTCATATTTTCTATGATTAAGTTTATTTTTAAACCAAGGATATAAATTAGGTTGATCGTAACTATTGTGTACCCAAAGTACATTTACTTTAGTTGGATCTATTGGAGTTTTTTCTGGAACTGATGTTGTTATTTGAACTTTATTAAGTAAATCTTTATCTACGTATTTATGTAAATACTCTAATTGAATTTCCGTGCCACCGTAGGGGTTCATTATTTAGTTTTACCAAATACCTCTAAGGATGCAACTGTTATTTTAATATCTTGTTGTAAATGTTCTGCTTGTGTTGGAGTGTTAGGATTTGCTACATCAGCATTAAACTCAGCTATAGAGTTATATACTTCTCCAGTAATTTTATTTTTAATTATTTCTTCAGCCTTAGCTGGTAACATTGGAACCTCTACTCCATCTATTATTGTAGTTTTCATAAGCTATTATTATATACTATTATCGTCTTCCTTGTCCACGATATTCTTTATGATCGTTTCTTTTATTATTTTTTTTACTATGTCTGCCTGGTCTTTTTTTATTAGTATACTTAATAAAAGAACCTGAACCATTACTTATTTTTCTAGCCATTTTGTTGAGATCTATTTATCAAAGCATATGATATTTGTCCAGAGATGGCATTTCCAGTTGCTGATTGAAATTTTAAACTATCTCCTTCTTCTAAAACTAATGTATTATTTACTGCATTATCAGTGGAATCTGCTCCAATTATTGTGTGAAAAAACTTATAGTCAGTTGAGGCAGAGTTATCTCTTAAATAAAAATTAACCTCCGTAGACGAAACTGTATCATTAGCTACAGTTATTTCTTTAACTATTGCTCTTGAGGATGCATCAATTGTTAACACTGTCGTAAGTGTTGATGTTGTCAAATCATATCCTTGTACTTTATAAACTATTGTCATGTGATCACTATTGTAACTAATGCTACACTTGTAGCTAGTTGAATTCCTGTAATTAAGGCTCCGTTTGAAGGATTTACTTGAACAATTCTTCTACCTGTTCCTATTAAAAACCAACTTAAAGTTTGTAAGTCTTCTTGAATATCTTCATTAAAACTTGTGTTTAATTGATTTTGTAAAGTTTCTAATGCTTGATTAATTTGTCTAAAGTTATTAACCGTATAAGGTTCTTGTGGTTCTGGTATTACTATATTAATTTTTGCCATTATAATAAATCTCTAATGTAATCTTTTCCTTTAATAGATATAAATCCGCCTTCTTGTTTGCTCTTCTTGATTGAATCTATGTAATTACGATACACATTTACTACATCTGCTTTACCCATTACACCAGCTCTTTGTTCCATCGCTACCGCTGCTTGTATTTTATGTGCATGTTTACGACCGCTGTTTTTAATTTTCGATACGCTTTTTCTAGCATCTGTAGGTGTTGCAAACTTTAAACCTTTAATTGTTCCTTTTGGATTTTCGTCTGTATACAAATCAGAGTGTTTTTTTGATCCTGCGGGTTGTCCTGATTTTCTTGAAATTCTAGCTTCTCCACCTTCTGCTGCTGCTCTTACACAATTAGCAACTAATTTATTACCTTTTTTCTTCATACCTTTTTGCTCAAATCCTCTCCAACAAGTTCCTCTAGCCATTATGTTTGTGGTCCACTTCCGCCCCTACCGTCAGGTTGTATATCAAGTCTAAATACTCCATAACGCCAGTTATCGTTTAATGCATCGTTTTCAATTTTAATTGCTGCAAGTCTCCCTCGCGCGCGCGTATCTATTTTATCTGTAGTTGAAGATATTGTAAATGGTCCAACAGTTGTTAAACCCAAAGCCGTGGTTGTATCTGCGGGATAAGCTCTAAAGAATAAAGTTACTTTAGCATTACCTTCTAAATATTTAAAGTCGGGTATAAATCTTCTAATCTTAATAAAAAATTCACCATCTCCCTCTATATCTAAATCAAAGTCACCTGATTTAATAAAAGATGAAATAACTAAACTTGTGGTATTAACGCTTGTTAAATTTAATACTTCGTTAACTCCAACTTCATGTTCAAACACATAACTACCTCCTAATGACACACCATTAATTATAGGTAAAGTAGGTGTGCTTGTTGGGTCAAATTTAGTTGCAGTAGGGTTTTCTAAAACATGGGAATCTTCGTACGTTGTTCTAGCAAGGCTTCCTGTAGACCAAGTTCTTTCTTCATAATTATATGTAACTACTCTATTAATTTGTATTGAGGGTGTTGCTAAAGTTAGTGAAGTTCTACCTGATGAATAAAACCAGTTTATTTCTGTAAACAAACTATTGTGTCCTGCAAAAACTAATTCACCTTGCTCAAAATTAATACCTAAACTTTCACCTTGTTTTGTAAAAACGAAATCTTCTACACTACATGGTAATGTTTTTACTGTTCCATCAAATACAAAAAAGTTACCAGAATCCCCCATCCAATATACAGCACCATCTACAAACACTGCTCCATTTTGACTTATACAACCACAATTAGAACCAACTTGACGGATACTAAATGTAAAAGGAGGTCCTACAAACTGCATAGTATAAGCAGCTTCATCCGTTAAAACTAATATATAATCTTTACCTTTAACAGCAGCTATAATCCTACTACCATTATCTAATCTAAATGTACCTGCAGTATTAGTAGAGGTTGGTTCATATATTTCAATATCTTCTTGATCAGAAAATCTTATAAACATTGGATCTTGAGTAGATGGAGTTCCTATAGTTGTTTCAGTGCCAAAGTGTATTAAATGTCTATCCCTGTCCGATACTCTAGTTAAAACTGATTTTGTTGGATTACCTGTTATAATAGTTGCTCTAGTATTTACACCTATTCCGGCATTAGGTAACCATTTAAAGGTAGATCCATTTTTAATTGTAGCAACTAGCATTTCACCAAAATTATCTAAAGACCATATACCTGCATTTACATCAACATCTGAAACTGTTCTTTCTTCTCCCCAGTTAGCTGCGCCCCATGCTCCGGCACCCCAACCATAACCAAATGTTGCTAGAATAGGACCAACTTTAAAATAAGGATTTACACTAGCAGAGCCAGCAGTTGATGTTGTACCTGTTGCTGCTACTGGCATTGTTATTGTAAATGTTCCAGTAGTTGGTACTGTTTTTACCTCAAAAACATTTGTTGTAAAGTTAGCTGCACTAAAACCTGAACCACCAGGAGGAGTTACTGTTGTAAATGTAAATAAATCTCCAACTAATAAACCATGAGCTGTTTTATTAACAGTTACTGTTGTTGATCCACTTGTTGTATTAAATGTACAAGAAGTAAGTGCTGTTTGTAATGGTGAAATATCATAAAAATCGCCAGCATAATAAACATAAAGAACTTTATTAGTACCAATAACTTCATAACGTCTACCAGTTAAATCAAAGAAAGAATGAATATCTCTCGCTGCTCCTACTAAAATAGAAGTGCCTGTTTGCCTCCACCCGCCTATCTTTTCAGGTGATCCGTATTGAAAACGTATATTATCTCCATCAATCCAGCGTCCCTCTGCTTGTGATGCAGTGTCATTTTTATCAAAACCTGGAGGTAGTGGTATCTTTTTTAATGGCATAATTTAATAACCATTATAAAATATGTTAAGAGTTAAGTATAGAAGTAGAGAAATAAGGTGTGGAAAGGTGGTTTATTTCCCTACTTGGTTGAAAGTATATAGCTATTATTTAGCTATGTATATATTCCATTCTAATTTAACAAGCAAATCTTCAAATTGAACAATCTTTACAGATTGTTTTTTAACATATTCATGAAGTTCTGGAACATCTATAATAACCCATTCTTTGTCAGTCTCAAATACTATTTTATCAGCTTTACTTGATGTAGTTACTTTTTTACCTAATTGATTATTAGGCATTTGAAACATAGGTCTTACATCAAATTTAAATTCTTGATTAGAGTTTTTCTTTAAAACTCCTGAAACATTCCATTGTTCTGTATTTTTTTGTGTCTCTGTGGGCCAGAGTATATTATCTAAATGAATAGAAAACTTTGTTTCTATATTCAACTACAATATAAGTTCAGTTAAAGATTTATTAACACCAATTGTACCTTTTATAAAAACGTTAAAAGCTAAACTAATTCTAGTGTTATCTCCTTGTTTAGTTTCTACCATGTGAGTTAATGATGATGGAAATAATATTACATCTCCAGTTTTAACAGGAAACCACCATGTTTCAGAGTTCCATAAATTCCAATCTTTAATTTCAGGTTTTATAGTTTTATAAGTATCATTAAAAAATTTAATTTTATCATGTTCTTCATGACAGTTAATATAGAATACTCCTGACACTAATGAATTAGGATGTGCATGTTTATGATGATATTGATTTGTTTCAGTATAGTTTAACCAAGATTGAGTAATGTAAGGTGTAATAGCATCGGTTGAAGATATTACTTTTTCAAAGTAATCTTTTACTATTAAATCTAATTCTTTTTTAATATTTAAAAATGGTTTTTCATTTAAAATATAATTATTGTTTGATGTAATGTTTCCATCATTTTTATAGAAATCTTTTTTATTTTTATCTACAAATTTTAATTCTAAAGGAGTTAATTTCCTATCTAATTTAGACATATAAATAGGTGTTGGAAATATACTATTAATAGTTGATTCTATCATTCTAACTTTTAATAAACTATTTTAAGGTGTTTGTAAAATCCAATTTAAAGTTTGTTCGTTCCAAATATATAATTGTCCATCATTTGGATAAGCAATAGGTGCTTTCCATAAACAAGTAGTTTCGTTTAATATCCAACTATTATAAGGTTTAGGTGAAATGAATGCATCTCTTTGAGAATCATAAATGTAACCTATCCCTGCATGATTTTTTCTAAAAGGTACACCTCCTAAAGAATGAATTCCACCATGAGTATTATAAGATGTTTGTTTCCAAATAGCATTTGGTTCATTATATAAAGATTTTAAAAATTGAATTCCAATTGATTCTTGTTCTACTCCATTTGAATCTTTTAATACGTCATTAACAACGGAAACTACTGTTGTTACTATATTTTCTGAATTTAATTTTGCGAATGATGCCATAATTTATCCTGTGTAACTTCCTGAACCATTAAATTGTAAAATAGTATTTGCACCACTTGTTGTAACTGTCGGTGATCCCGTTGTAGTTGATGAATAGTTAGCAGTTGGTATACTTAATATAACAACTCCTTTACCACCACTTCCACTATTACCAGCTGGGCCACCAGGAGGATAACCAGAACCACCGCCACCACTACCTGTGTTTGCTGTTCCATTTCCTGCTGTTGAATTGGTATTTGTACCAACACCTCCTCCACCAGTTCCTCCACTTCCTGCTGTACCACCATTAAAAGTACCTCCACCTCCTCCACCTGCTCTTGTTACTGAAGAACCAGTTATTGAAGAAGCTGTACCATTACCACCATTACCATTCCCTCCTCCATCTCCATTTGAACCTACTGCACCAGCGCCTCCTCCTCCTCCTCCTCCATAATTAGGAGCACTATTATTACCTCCACCACCATTATTACCTTGAGATGGTGATGTGCTTGGAGTATTTCCTGTTCCTCCTACAGGAGATCCTATTTGAGAACCATCTCCTCCTCCTGAACCTCCATTACCTCCTGCTGCTGTATAACCACCACCTCTACCTCCTCCAGCAGAAGTTATTGTTGTTAAACCTGTTCCTGAAATTTCTGAAGGTGAACCTACTACACCAGAACTTCCACTACCATCTGTAATTCCTGCTCCTCCATCACCAACTGTTACTGTAATGACTGTTCCAATACCTACACCTTGAGTTGATGTTCTATAACCACCTGCTCCGCCACCACCACCTAAACCTCCGCCACCTCCTCCTCCAGCAATTACTAAAAAATCTACTGAATAAGGTTGACCTGGCCAGATATTATTTTTTCTAGCATTAAATTGATCTTGTAATCTCCAAACTCCTACTGCTGCAGAAGTTGTTGGAGTATTTACTTTACCAATTACACCACCATTACGTTTAGCCATTAATTAGCTCCCAATTTAAAATTTCTTCGTTCCATTTATAATAATTTTTATTGTTTATTTGTTCTTGTGTCAATTCTGGTCTAGCTACAGGTGCTTCCCAATTACATGTTTCTTCATTAAGAATCCAACTATTATAAGTTTTTTGTGGAATAAAAGCATCACGTTGTGAGTCGTAGGTATAACCAATTCCTGCATGATTTTTTCTAAAAGGAGTTCCACCTAATAAATGTACTCCGCCAACTGTATTATAAGAAGTTTGTTTCCAAATAGCATTCGGTTCATTGTATAATGTTTTTAAAAATTCTATTCCAATATTTTCTTGTTCAATTCCATTTAAATCTTTTAATACTTCATTAACAACGGAATGAACTGCTATTACAATATTATTTTCTATTTTTGCAAAACTAGCCATTATGCTGTGTAACTCCCATCTCCATTAAATTGTAATATTGTATTAGCACCTGATGTTGTAACTGTTGGACTTCCAGTTGATGTTGCTGAATACTTAGCAGTTGGTACACTTAATATAACAACTCCTTTTCCACCATTACCACCAAAACCAAAATTACCATCATATCCACCGCCACCGCCACCACCACCTGTGTTGGCAGTTCCTGCTCCTCCTTGTGTACTTGTATTAGTTGCGTTTCCTCCACCCCCAGTTCCTCCACTTCCTGCACTTGATCCTAAGTCTGTTCTTCCACAACCTCCTCCACCACCTGCTCTTGTTACAGACGAACCTGTAATTGAAGAAGCTGTTCCATTTCCACCATTACCACCTTGACTACTACTTGGTGCGGTTTGTCCAACAGCACTAGAACCACCACCTCCACCTGCAGGTTGTCCAGCTCCACTATTTCCATTTCCACCATTATTTCCTTGAGAAGGAGATGTACTTGGTGTGTTTCCTGATCCTCCTATTGAAGTAGTGGGAGAAATAGAACCTCCACCACCACCTGAACCCCCGTTTATACCATCAACAGCTGCTGGAGAACCTTGATGACTACCCGCTCCTCCACCACCAGCAGAAGTAATAGTTGATATTCCTGATCCTGAAATTGAAGAATTAGATCCACTAGTTCCTTTAGTATTACCATTTAAAGCACCTGCACCACCATCACCTACTGTTACTGTAATTACTGTTCCTAGTGTAATTGATTGAGTTGATTCTCTATAACCACCAGCCCCTCCACCTCCACCTAAACTTCCTCCTCCACCTCCACCCGCTACTATTAAAAAATCTATTGAAATAGGTTGACCTGGCCAAATATTTGAAACGCGTGCGTTGAATTGATCTTCAATAGCCCAGACTCCTGTTGCTACTGTTGTTGTGGGTGTGTTGACTACTCCGATTATTCCACCGTTCTCTTTTGCCATGGCAAGAGCTCCCGGTTAATTTATAACTTCGTAGCTAATTAAATATTCTAAATCGCTATTAGCGCTAGCTCCGCCTATTAATGCTTTATTTTCCATTAAATAAAAAGAATTAGTTTTGTCTATTAAAGATAAAGTTGCATCGGCAGGAACTGCAATTGTAGATGCAATTGCAACTGGTGTACTTGTACCAAGTTCATTTAAAGCTAATTTAAATGTTACATCTGCTGCATTTGTACCATCTACGTTAGAAATTAAAATTGAATTTACTTTTAAAACTTTTCCTGATGATGCTGTGTTTGTAAGAAGAACTGTTGTTAAGGTTGTTGTTAGTGCACCTACAACTGTTTCTCCTAAGATACTTGTAACGTTTACTATATTTGGGTTTGCCATAATTATTTACTCCGTAGTTATTTTATCCGAAAACTATTGCCATTGCAATAGCCTTTCCCGTTGTTATTCCAGCAGTTGCAAAGGATAATGCTCCAGCACCATCTGTAGTTATTGCCTGCCCTGATGTACCATCTGCTGTTGGTAAAGTAAAAGATAGGTTAGAAGCAACCGTTGTTCCTGCTCTTAATGCCACATAATGTGAATTATCTGCATCTCCAAATCTTACTTCGTTTTGATTAGGTAATCTTATTGTTGATAAATCATCTAATATATCATTTGCATTTGTTCCATCTAAATAAATTAATTTATGAGATTTATTAGTTGTACTAAATATAACTGATGCACCCCCTACTTGATTAAGTGCTACAGTAAATGCTCCTGTTGTAGCATTATCAACAGTATATGTTTTTTCAATTCCACTTGCAACAAAAACTGTACAGTTTGCAGTAATTGCACCTGTAAATCTTAGAACAGCATTTCTAGCATTTGAAATTGTAGCATCAGTCATTAATAAAGTTGTATTAGTAGACGTGATAGCTATTGATTCAAAACCAACGATTGCTTGTTGTACTAGGTCTAAATTTGTATTTGTTTTTGTTCCCCATGTACCCGAGTTTTCACCCGTGGCCATAAGTTCAATTTTAAGATCCGTTGAAAAGGTTGATGGCATAAAAATTATTTATAAATTATGTATAATATCCAATTTTAGTTTCATTAAGCCGCTATGTCAACCACACTCCAATTATTGGTTACTCCTATATCAACCACGGCCCAAGCTGTAATAAATAAACGACCTGTAGAACTAGTCATATTTACTCCAGTAACAGCAACAGATCCATCAATAGTAAATGTAACTGTACCTGATGTTGTTAAAACACTTGATCCTGTTAAAACTAATGTAGCAACATTACCAGTTACTGTACCAGTTGTTAAATTTAATATATTTGTAGATAAGGTTAATGAGGCATCTGCTGTTAAACTTTCATTACCTAAAGTTATACTTAAAGCATTACCTACTACTTGAAATGAAGATCCTCCATCTCCTGTAAGTACTCCAGTTGTTGAATTTAAAGAAGATCCAACAACTATTTCAGATGTATTACCATCTGCAGTAATTGAATAAGCACCAATTGTAGTATTTAATATATTTGTAGATAATGTTAGTGCAACATTACCTGCTAAACTTTCATCTCCTAAAGTTGTTTGTAATAAATTTGTAGATAAATTTAAATTAGAATCAGCTGTAACTGTTTCTACACCAACAGTTAAGTTTAATATATTTGTGCTTAATTGAGCTACTGCATTTAATTCTGTAGTAATTGATTCTTCACCTAGTTCTGAATCAAGACCCACAATTTGACCCCAAGAATATTCACCATAAGTAAATTGTCCCCAATTAGATGGAGAACCTGGTGTTGTAATATTTACTGTAACATTTGTAGGTTGATCTCCATATTCACCAATACTCCAACCTAATGCACCCCATGAATCAACTGTAACATCCATGACATTACCCATACCTGAACCATGAACATTACAAATATAATAAAAGTCTGCTGTTTGAGCTACTGTAATTTCTATGTATCTAACTGTGGCTGCGTTAAATAAAGCTGTGTTACGATAATTAGTTTCATTAGATACACCATCTAAATAATAAACAACACCTGAAGAAATTATTCCAGCTGTACTTGTTGTTGTAGATAAAATTAATGGATGACCATTATTTGTTGCAGCATTTTGATTAAAAAGAAAAGTTCCACTTGTTACAACGGAAAGAATAGGTTTTTGAACACCATCTATATAGTAACCTCCACCTGTTCCAAAAGGAACGGTAACTGTAAATACAACATCAGCCATAATATTGTTCTCCTAATATGGCAAAGCCAAGTGGCGATATTATATAAAGTATATCTGCCACCTGGCCCTCCTAAATTATGCGATTCTTAATATAGCTGCTGCTGCTGTAAATGCTGGAAATTGAATTGTAAATGTTCCTGATGTTGCAGTTTTATCGGCGCCAAAATCTAATACGCAAACTGCTGCGTTAGAAGCAGATGAATTATAAATTACTGCTCCTCTTGCAGTTAATGTAACTCCTGTAAAAGATAAATCTGCAAAAGTTACTATTGCTGTTGCTGTATCTAATGAAACTTGTTTACTTTGTAATGCTGAACCAGTTGCTACATACTGTCCTGTGTTTGGAACTTCTCCAGTAACTGTGTAAGCTGTAGTACCCGCTGATAAGTTAGCTGCTGATGAATATAATGCTAATTTAAAAACCTGTGCGTTACCTGAATCGAAATCGTGTACTGCGCCTAAAAGTTCTGTTTTAAAACTGTTGCACACTGCTTGTGTTATTGCCATATATTTTACTCCTTATAGTTGTTATGGGGATGGTGAATTAAGTTTAAGTCGTAATGCTCCATCCTGAAATTCGTCTCTGCGTCTTCTACCTGTTTGTTCCAACGCAAATCCTTGTAATGCCTCATTATACTTCTCTTGATAGAGTTTGTACATATCCATAGGTCCTTTTAAGTATGCAAAAGCTTCAAGTAAACAAGCGTATAATAATAATTCTGGAGCATTTAAACTAATATATGTTTCTGTATTTGTAGTGCTTAAGCCATCTGGTGTGTAGATATAATCTAAAGCAACAACAAAGGCTGAATTAGGAATTGGGGCTACTTCAATAGCATTTTCTCTAAACATTGCATAATATTTAGGAAATCCCGTTGAACCTGTTGAATTATATTCAGTTATAAATGTATCATCTCTTGGTTCTAAAGCTACTTGAACACTTGAAGTATTTGTAACAACTACAGAACGAACAACTAAAGCTCTTCTTGATGAATTATTACCTGATGATCCTGAAGCATTGGGTAATGCTATAAATTTATTATTAGCTGTAAATGTAGAATTCGCGTACTCGCGCGCGTAGTCTGCATCTGCTTCTCTAAATATTTTAAGTTCAGCATCTCTAATAAAACCATTTACAATAGTTGTTGTTATAACTTCTGAACCAACCTCAGTATAATCTCTAATTTTTTGTACTAATTCTGCGTATGTCATACTACAATAGTCACCTCTCCCAAACTTACTAAAGCTGATCTTTTTGCGTTTATAATATCTCCACTTATTCCAGGTTGCATTCCATTAGATGTAAATTGACCTGGCCAATAATTTAAATCTAATTGTAATAATAAACCTCCACCTGGTCTTATATCTGCTCTAGGATTTTTTAAAGCCTGTGGATCTGCAGGATGATAGGGTGGATCTAATTGTGGATGTTTTGCTTCAAATTCAGAAGTGTGAACAATAGAACCATTCCACTCTTTTACCATTTCTAAATATGGAAATTGTTGCGCAGATCTATCAGATATAGCTAATGCTTTTTTACCTCTTGAATATGGCATTAATTAATACTCCCAAAATATGTAAATGGTGATATATATAAAGATGTTCTTTGACCATCTTCTTGTAAAGCTCTTTCTAATTCATCTTCGTATAATAACTTTAAAGGTTGTACTCTTTCTGGTGCATATTTTTGTGACAAATAAAATGCAAGTCCAGAAACCATACATGGTAAAAATCTATAAGGTAAATCTGTTTGGTTAGTATAGGCACCTGCATCTTGAATTCTTTGTATATAATAATATTTTAAAAATGTGTAAGTGTTTGCATCGGGAGTAAGATATAAACTTATAGTTGGTCTTGTTTGTCTATCTACATAATATTGAGAAGGTTGTCCTGTTTGTCCTTTATTAGGTAAACCTGCATACGCTGATCTATCAATCTTTGATAATGAAATATCATTCGTTGAAGTAGTCACGGCACCGGAAGAATTTTGAACCACTGTTCCGCTTGTATGTGCAGCAGCAGTAGATCCAAATTGACCTCTTGAAGCTCCTGTTAGAGTATTAGAACTTTTACCGCTATAAGTTATTGTTTCTTCTTCTATTTGAATTGTTCCAGAAGAACTAAATGTTGATGCATCAGTCAGCACAACTGAAGTTGCTCCAGTTGTTAAAGCTGTAGCTAATGTTGTATCCGCAGCTCCTGTTGAAGAAACATAAGCTTCTAACACATCACTACAATCACTTGGTGTTGTATAAGTAGCTTGCCCAGCTGTAAGTGATTGACTTTTTAATTCTACTTTCCAAAGGTGAATACCTCTGTTACCCCATTCAGAAAATAATAAATTTAAACTTCTTCTTGATGATTTTAAATCGTAACCTTTAGTATTACGAATACCACATCTTT